CGGCAAGCCTCCCGGACTGGAAGCTGCAGGCTCCAAGGCGTCCAACAAGCGCTTGTACGCGGCCTCGAAAGCCGGCTATGTTGCCGGCAAGTTCTTTAAGGTCATGAACAACAAGGAGCTCAAATTAGCACGCGACTCAGTGAAGAAGTACAAGCTCTCTTCCAAGGACCACAGTAGTCTTATGGAGATGCTCTACTATTACCTGGGAGCCAAGGACGAGCCCACTTGGAGTGACCGAGACCGCAAGGCACGCCAGCGTCTTTATGACGGCAACGGCTACCACGGGGACGACGACAACATGTACGCCGGTGTCCGAGACGATCTCATGCACGAATGGGAGCAGATGCTCATGCATGGTAGCGACAATTTCGATGACAAGAAGGCCCTTGCGGACCTTGACAAACGCATCGAACGCGCCCTCGACCATAAGCACCACATGCAGGAGGCGCACGACGCTATCGCAGCGCACCGTGTGAATATGAGGGTCACCCGTCGTGAAGAGGACGAGCCCACACCGGCCCCCAAGGTTAGGCGTGGGTGGAACCCACACTCAAACCGCAAGAAGATCAAGTTGCCTGGAGGTGAGCCTGGGGAGCTCGAGAGCAACGTCACCACTACCGTGCACACGGTTGGCAATGACCAGTTCCTCGATGCTGACGCCCTGCAATACGCCAAGCACATTGACGAGTGTGAGACAATCCCTCCCGCCACCGCAGACGAGGTTCGGGCATTCGATGCCCTAGTCACGGAGGTGCTCGACAAGATCAACACCATGACGATGGACGAGTTCTATCAGAAGACGAGCGACCTCCAAATTAGCGGACACGTGCGAGACTCGCACTATTTCAAAGTCGCGCTGGACACGCACATCGTGCCAGCAGACAAGATTACGCGCGACTCGCCGCTGAAGTTCGCTCGTGCAATGGCACACGCACGGTCCAAGGGGAGTAACGGAGCACCCATGAAGGAACCTCTTAAGGAGGGCCTCATGGCCACCCACGCTGACATCTGCTGGGATTCCGTGAACGACGAGGCCCATGCGGTGATGCCGCCCACAACCGCGAAGGCGGTAATTGATTCTTTGAACGTGCAGTTCAAGGATCGTAGCAGGTGCAAGCCACTGCACCCTGCCACCATGCACATTTTGGCCTCCGGCTACCCTGCCGTGGAGTGGACTGGTGACATCACCGTCCAGGACGCGATCTCGGACGTGTTCCGATCGCTGATCCTCTGCAAGGGTGTCGGATGGCACTTGCGCCCAGGCATTACCAGCAAAGCCCAGCACGTGGCCGACGCGATGTCGCGCGTCGAGACGGTCACAAGACTGGCGATGCTGATGGTAACGCCGTACGACATTTTGTCGCACGCGAGCCCATGGGAGCTGTACCAATGCGGCTTTGTCTTGCCGGAAGTCCTCAAAGTGAAGAAAGAGGCCCACAAACGCTCCAAAGTCCGCGAGGGACGATGGCGCGTTATATGGCAGACTTGTATATCTGCCGAAATCCTGTGCAGGTTCGTACATGGGAAGCAGAACTCAGCCGAGGTCTGCGCGTACCAGAACGGCCTCACGCATTCTGCCGAATTCCCAACGTTCGGCAATGCCACAGGTATGGGGCATGACGACATCGGACTTGCGCGCACTGCCGCCGCCATACGGCGCTTGATCGAGCTGCT